CAGTTCAAAGTCCAGCGGGAGCAGGAGCGACTGGACACTCTGACCGCCCAAGCCGACCAAAAGGCGCAGTCGCTTGCCAAAACCAGTCAGACCCTCTCCAAAAAGGAGAAGGAACTTGCCGCTGTTCAGAAAAAGGCTACGTTCACGAAAGAAGCCCTCATTCATGCGCGCGATCTGGATTATATCGGCAAGCGCACCTTCCTCGGCAACTACTCGCTGACCGAGGAAGAATTCTCCAAGCTGAAAAAGCAGGCTGACCACGGCTATATGATGGACGTGGAGAACCGCCGCCTGAAAGAAGAACTTTCCACCGCCAAGAAGGAAGCTGCTCATTGGGGTCAAAAGTATCATGAACTCTGGTATGAAGTGAAGCCCTATCTGGACGCTCTCCACCGTGCGCCCGAACTGGTGCGCGGCTTTCTGGAAAAGATTCTTGCTCCCAAGCAGGAGCGCACCATGAATGTGCCGCAGAAAAACCGCAAGCGTGGTCAGGATATGGAACTTTGAGTTTCGGAGGATACTATTTGAACAAAAAGAAGAAGTCAAACAAATCCGGCTACCCGGATGAAGCAATCAAGACCCTTGCACGTTGCTTTTATCCCTCCATGGTTGAGTTTTTCAACAGCGAGGAAGGCCAGCGTGAATATGAGGAATGGCTGAAAGAGCAGGAAGCTCTACAAGCATTGCCTGTTGCCGCATAAAAACAGCAGGACGCTCCCGGTAAAGGGAACGCCCTGCCTTACATAGATGTATCTCGCCGAGGTGTGTCCAGTTGGGCGCACCTCTTATTTTTTTGCCCTTAATCTTCTAACCCATGGCTTCCAGCTACGTTTTTCAAATACTCCTCCGGGTCACCGTTCAGAATCAAATCCGCATAGCCCAGTGGGTCGTTGTAGATGAGGTAGTCCAGTTCAATCTGCTGGGCCATGGTCACATCCAGCGCATCCTCGACCCCGGTACAGTCGATGGAGATTTTTCTCCCATCCCGGAGCCGCAGCTCCACACATCCAGTGTCCATGTTGAAATGGCAGGCTCTTGCATCGTACTTCATAATCGCATCCTCCAAATCTTGTTATTGGCTTACGGTCTATGACAAGGTATCGGAGTTTTACGCCGTCCACGGGAGCCTTCATTCTCAAACCCGAAGAAAACGAAAAATCCGAACCCTTCTCCAATCGGAAACAGGTTCGGATTTTTCTTGTTTGGTGGGCGCGGGTGGATTCGAACCACCGAAGCTGAAAGCAGCAGATTTACAGTCTGTCCCCATTGGCCACTCGGGAACACGCCCATATTCAGTTTTGCAGTCCATGGATTGCCTGTATATATTACCACCCGGATGGTAGTTTGTCAACATCTTTTGCGGAATTTTTGGATTTTTGTGCCGAAAGCAAAAACACAAAAGCAAAAGCCGCCCAGAAATCAACGTTCCTGAGCGGCTTTTTGGAGCTGGTGACAGGAGTTGAACGAGCCGCCGGCATTGCATCACTGAAAAACGGAGATTTTTACACTAAAATCTGCACGTTTAGCAGTCTTTTTCTTGTACCATCCTGCACAGCCCACACACCCACAAAATCAAAAGCGTGTTAAAATGTGTGTTATTTTCCGGCGTGTAGCAGCTTCAAAAACATGCCGTTGACGGCCTGCGCGGTCTCTGTGTCCTCACCGGTCAGGGCGTGGCCGTACACGCCGAAGGTGTCCATATCTTCAGAGTGGCCTACAAGGTCTTTGACCTCACCGGCGGGCAGCTTCTTTGCCACGCTGACAAAGGTGTGCCGCATCTCGTAGGCTGACACCGGCGGGATCTCATTCACCCGGCAATAGACCTGCCAGCGCTTATAGTAATAGGCTTCGCTTTTCAGGCAGAACACGCTCTCACCGGCCCCAGTGACGGCCCGCTGCTGTTCCAGCACGGCGCGTGCCAGATCGGACAGCACAAAGGCCCGCACGGCGTTGTCGTTTTTGCCGCGCGTCTGTTCGCCCAGCACGTTCACGGCGCGGGAGATGAACACTGTGCCGCCCTTGACATCGGCCCAGCGCAGGCCCACCAGTTCACCCGGGCGCAGGCCCGTGAGCACCTGAAAGCGGTAGGCATGGATAAAATCATCATGCACCCGCTTGCCCCTGTACAGGGTAGTGTCCACGCGGAACAGCGTTATCAGGGCATCCGGCTGCAACACCTTCTTGCCTTTGGGACGTGCGCCAGCTGGCACATGCAGCCCTTCGGGGTGGAAGGTGGTCAGCTTCTTTGCGCGGCACCATTTGCAGAATGCCCGCATATCCGCGCAGAGGGATTGCAGGGACTTCTTTGCAAGGCCGTCACTGTAGGCATCGTTTACCACGTCCTGCAGGTCTTGTTCTGTCAGGCTGGTAATGCGCTTCCTGCCGATCGCAGGCAGTATCCGGGTACGCCAGCGGCTTTCAACGTTCCGCTGGTTGCCGGTGCCCGTGGTCTTTACCACTGTGGCATACCACTCTTGATATAGATTCTCCACCCGGCGGGCCTTGACGCCTATCCCATCATCCAGCCAGGAATCTGCCTTTGCGTTCGCTTCCCTCTGACCGGTGCGGCCCGGCTTCGAGCTGTAGAACTGTTTCCGCACGCCGTCTTTCTGCACGGCAATGCGCCAGCGCTGGTATTTTTCTTCCCACTGGGCCGTGTTGGTTCGCTTGCTCATCTGGCTGCATCACTCTTTCTTTGTGCATTTTGCCCCCGGCGGCGCTCTGATCACGGCCCGATCGGAGACTATCAGCCGTCAAAATGACGAATCTCCCGTTGTTGCATTGTGCGACAGCGGTTTTATATTGCCGAACTGTTCAGCAACATCCAGCGTTTACCGTTGTCCAACAATTGGACAACGGCCAGAGCTTGTCGCATTGTGCGACGAGCTGCCACTATCGGAGTTTTCGCATTATGCGACAACTCCCCCCTTTACCGTCGTGTTTCACGACACCCTGCCCCGATTTAGGGCAGAATCCCAAAATGGGAATGTGCCCCCGTTGCCGCACTGTGCGGCAACTTAAATGGTCAACAGTTGACCATTTAAATCCGCAACTGTTGCGGATTTAAAACTAGCAGCTGAATTTTCAGCCGCGACACGCTCACAGCTGCCCGCTGTGGGCGTTTTATTTTTCGGCGGGTTCTTTATCGTCTGGGGCGCTGGGCGCGGTCTGGGCGTCCTCTGCCGGGCGCTGGTAGGCTGGTATCTGGGCAAGCTCCTGCACACGCTCCACGGCTACGCTCTGGCCGTTGTCGTTCAGGTTGCGGAAGTGGTAGATAAGCTGCGATTCTCGGTCATCCTGCTTGAATTCTTCAGTTGAAAGGAATGCTCCTTCAAAATTTCCCCACTGACCCGCTATCAAGTCATTTGCCGATAATCCCATTGCAACCGCCATCCTGGCGATAGTGTCCAGTTTTGGCAGCCGTGCACCCGCTTCATAAAGTCTTACGCTGTTAACAGCTATACCAGCCTTTTCTGCGAGTTCGGCTTGTGTCATGCCTTTTTCCTTGCGAATGGCCCTTAGTCGTTCGTTAAAATTCACGTTCTGCCACCTCTTTCTTTTCTTCACTATACCACATCACCACAAAAATAGCAATTCCATATTGACAAGACCAACAAAGATGGTTATACTATTCACATAAACCACTTTTGTGGTTGTGAAGTGAGGTGATAACCATGAAAATTTCCAAAAGCAAGCTGAACATTGCCCTTGCACGCAAGCAGTGGAACCAGCGCGACCTGCGGGACAATTCCGTTGTGTCCAGCCAGACCACCTTAAACATCAACAAGGGCAAGCCGGTCATGCCTGCCACCGCTGGCCGTATCGCTGCCGCGCTGGGCGTGGACGTGACCGAGATCATCGAAGAGGAGGACTAAACCATGTATCAGTATTTTCACAAGCTCCGCGTCCGGTTCGCAGAACTGGAAATGAAGCAGGGCGAAGTAGCCAAGCGGGCCAACATGGCCGAAAGCACCCTGACCGCCCGAATGACGGGCCGTTTGCCGTGGAAGGGCGACGAGATCGCCGCCGTGGCCAAGGTGCTGGGCATCCCCACCGACCAGATCGGCACGTTCTTCTTTGAGGACGCGCCCAAAGGTGGAAAGGGGGCTGCATGATGGAATATTTCTGGGATCCCTACGGGGAACCGCCAGAGCCGCCGGACCACTTCGACTTCATGGAAGACTGCGAAATTGAAGATGACGGCTTGCCGCCCGTGGAGAACCTGCAGACGGCGTGTGGTCATGGCGTGCCGGAGCAAAGCCCGGCCATGATCGAGGGCGTACTGCGCAAAGGACACAAGATGCTGCTGGCAGGCCCCAGCAAGGCCGGCAAGAGCTTTGCTCTCATCGAGCTGGCCGTGTGCATTGCAAGCGGTACACCATGGATGAACCGTTTTGAATGCAGACGTGGAAAAGTCCTGTACGTCAATCTGGAAGTTGACCCGGCATCAGCAAAACACCGGTTCCATGACGTCAGCAAGGCGCTGGAACTGCCAGAGGAAGCCGTACAGGCTATGCTGCCGAACATCGACCTTTGGAACCTGCGCGGATACTGCATCAACTGGCCGCACTTCGTTGACATCTGCTGCAGCCGCGCCCGCCAGGAACAGTATGATGTGATCATCATTGACCCGTTCTATAAACTCAATGCTGGCAGGGAAAACAATGTTTTTGACATGGTGCAGTTCTGCAACGGTCTTGACCGGATTTCAGCAGTAAACGGTGCGGCCGTCATTTACGCACACCACCACAGCAAAGGCGACCAAGGGTGGAAGAACAGCATGGACCGCGCGTCCGGTTCCGGAGTGTTCGCCCGCGACGTTGACGCACTTCTGGACGTGATCGAGCTGGAATTACCGCCAGACCGGCGGCAGGCAGGAGTAACCGCGTGGCGCATCGAGGGCACATTGCGGGAGTTTCCCAGCTTTGAACCGGTGGACGTGTGGTTTAACTACCCCATCCACGTTATGGAACGATTCGACCCGGCGGACAATATTGCGCCGCACTCCCAGCTCCCTTCCTACCAGCGCGCAATGAATGCCCGCAAGCCCAAGGAGCAGAAGTTGAAGGAGCGCCGCCACCGTCTGGAAGCCGCAATAGACGTGCTGGCCGCACAGGGCGTGGAAGTCACCACAAGCAACGTTGCCGAATATCTGGATGTGACGAATAAAACCATCCGATACATGGTTGACGAGCACCCGCGCTTTGAGCGTGACACCAAAACCGGCCAGATTAGGCGCGCCCATACTGTGGCCCCGCAGGAGTAAAGCAGGCCGGAAGAAAGGGCGGAAAAAACAGGATTTCCGCTATAACTGCAAAATCTGCATTTAGGGGGGAAAAAAACAGTATTATATATAGCAAAAAAGATAGTGATAGGTAGTGTAATTGGGAATGGGGGTTAGAAAGCCCCCCATTCCAATTACTACACTACCTTGCCGCCTGTTTTTTTCTCTGGAAGAAAGGCCGCACGTATCTTTCCGCAGTAACAAAAAAAGAAAGCCGCTTCCCAGTGTAGCGACCGGGGAGCGGCAAAAGGGTGTGAATACGGTTCCAACCATTCACGCCCCCATTATATCAAAAATGGAGGATATTTCAATGCTGAAACTTGAAAAGCGTATCACCTTGCACACCTTCGATGTGGAGTACATCGACCAGCGGGAGCCGAAGCCCCGCGCCGTACACCACGAGCTTTGCGTGCTGGATGGCGGGCGCGTGTCCGCGCTGGAACGTCTGGGCCAGTCTCCTGCAAGTTGGATTTGCCAGCAGTACGCCCGGCTGGGCTTTACCGTGGGCGCTGTCCACAAGGGCGAGCGCCTGACTGCCAACGTTGACACGGCCACCCTTTGGGGCATGGCAGTGCAGCAGGCTGGTGTCCAGCACAAGAGCGCCGCCCCTGACCCTGTAGACCGTAACTGCGCCCCGGCTGGCAAGTTTGTGAACCCGCTGCCCAATCTGCCGCTGGTGCCTGATTTTGCAGAAGCCGTTGCCAAGTCGAAAGCCGACGCGGCCCGCCTGCATGAGATCGCGGCAGAGCTGGCCGCAAAGAGTGCACAGCTGGAAAGGAGCGCAAAGGCATGACAAGGCAAGATTACATCACCGCGATTGCTGCTCTACTGGATAAGGCCGACTTCCGGCAGTTACGCCTTGTGTGGGTGTATGCGTCCCACCTGATCGGCTGAACCCCGACCGAACAACGAGCGAACCGAGAGAACACCAGCCCAAGCAACAAGAAAGCCGCCTTCCCTGCGGCAACAGGGAGGGCGGCACAACGGGCGGTATAGTTTGCAACGACCAATACCGCCCCCAGTTTAACAAAACAGGAGGATTTTTGCAATGACTATGTATCACTTTACCTGTGTGGCACCCTTCCTTGCGTGGTGCCTGATCGGCGCTGTGGCCTGCTGGTTCAGCGGGAACCGCTAAGGAGGTGGGCGAGATGGAACAGACCGTGAACGCCCCGGCGGATATTTCGGCGGATTATTCGTTCATCATGGACGATGACAGCATGAGCGGCGACGGCATCCGCGCGGGTGACATTGTTTACTTTGCCGCCTGCGACCATGTGGACAACGGCCAGATCGCTGCCGTGCAGACACCCGACAGCGTGGAGATTTGCCACGTCTGGCAGCATCGCCGGTACATTGCCTTTGTGACCGCAGACCTGAAGCGCAGAAGTCTTATTATTCCAGTAGCAGACCGGGACCGCGTGAAGATCATCGGGCGGGCCGTTGCCGTGCTGCACATGCTGAACACCAAGACAGAGAAAGGACAAGACCATGAAGAGAAATGAACTTCGCGCCCTGGGTATGACCCCGGAGCAGATCGACGCCGTTATGCAGATGAACGGCAATGACGTGAACCGCCTGAAAGCCGACACCGTGACCAAGAGCAGCAAGGAAGCGCAGCGCCTGCGGGAATCCTGCATCACCCTGCTGGAGCTGTTGGACGACCCGGAAGCCGTGCGCGGCATCCTGCTGCACGCTTCCCGCCTGTACTGTGAGCAGGAGCGCAGAAAGTCGCAGGAGGGCCAGCAGTGAAGGTAAAGATAACTTACACCCCAGAGCAGGAAAACGCCGCACAGGCCACGCTGGACGCCCTGCGCGCGATGTTTCCGGCGGCAAGAGTACATGAAAGCGCGAAGAAAGCCGGGGTTTCTGCCGTGTTTCTGACCGTTACAAAACCGGAAAAATCGCATAACACCAAGTAAAACAGTTGACCATCCCCCGAGCAAGTGGTATAATAAACCTATAAGGCATAGAGTACCGCCGGGCTGACCGGTTAGCTGTAGAGCGCAGGGAAAAGCAAGCACGCTTTTCTTTGCGCTCTTTTTTGTTTATATTCTCCGCATTTGCGGAGGTGCTCCAAGGGAAAACGCTTCGGCGGTTCTCTGTGCCTATTTTCCCTGCATTGGCAGGGGCATCACTGTAACGGCCACAGGTAACAGGCCGGGAAAGGAAATCACCATGACCGACAACAACACCCCGAACACCACCCAGCAGGCAAACACTCCGCCGGAGGGAAACGGCACCGCCGGGAAGATGTTCACCCAGGAAGAAGTAAACTCCATCGTCAAGGATCGTCTGGCACGTGAGAGGGCGAAGGGCCAGACTTCGGGCGCTACCGACGATTCCTCCGCAAAGCTGGACGCAGAGAAAGCCCAGCTGGAAGCCGACCGCCAGAAATTGCAGGACGACCGCAACGCCTTTGAGTGCGAGCGGTACTGCAAAGAAAACGGCATCGACACCCAGCTGGTGGAGCTCATCGGCAGCAGCGCCCCGGAAGAGTTCAAGAAGAAAGCGGAATCCCTGCGCAGCGTCTTTGCTAAGGCAGACAAGAAAAGTGCCGGCACGTACGTCCTTGTGAACACCGGCATGGAGCACGGCGAACCGCTGCATGGTGGTGCAGAACCCGATGGAGCACAGTTTTTCAAGCCCTCAGGAACTTATTGAGAGGTTTTAGAATATGGCAATTAACCTTGTTGAAAAGTACCTCCAGCAGGTGGACGAGCTTTTCAAAAACGAATCGAAGCGCAGCCTTGTGACCAATCAGGACTATAGCTTTGACGGCGCGAACAGTGTCCGCATTTACAAAGTGGGCACCGCCGCAATGAACGACTACGACCGCGCGGGCGCAAAGTCCGGCAGCCGCTACGGCACCCCTGAGACCCTGACCGCCGAGACCGAAACTTACACCCTGCCCGAAGACCGCAGCTTTACCTTTGTGATCGACCGTCTGGACATGAACGAGACCGGCGCAGTGCTGGAAGCTGCCAAGTGTCTGGCCCGCCAGCAGCGTGAGGTGGTCATTCCGGAGATCGACGCATACACCTATGGCGTCATGTGCACCAACGCAGGCACCAAGCCCGCAGCTGTGGCCCTGACTGCAGATAACATTTATGATGAGATCTGTAAGGCAAGCACCGCGCTGGACAATGCCGAGGTGCCGGAAACCAACCGCGTGCTGGTGGTGACGCCTGAGACCTACCGCATCATGAAGAAGTGCAAGGAGATCGTTCTGGATACCGACATCGGCCAGAACCTGCGCCTGCAGGGTGTTATCTCCAATCTGGACGGCGCAGCAGTGCAGAAGGTTCCCGCAAACCGTCTGCCCTCTAAGTTCGGCTTTATGCTGTGCCACCCGCTGGCCTGCACGGCCCCGGTGAAGCTGTCCAGTGCTCAGATGCACGACAATCCCCCGGGCGTGTCTGGCTGGCTGGTGGAGGGCCGCTATAACTACGGCGCATTCGTCACCGACAACAAGAAGAAGGGCATCTATTATCAGGCTACCACCTGATAATGCATCATCCGGGCGCATGGGGCAACCTGTGCGCCCTTTTTGACAGGAGGCGAACCGAACCCTTGACCGCAAAAAAACATCTGAAAATGACCAATCCGGGCGAGGTGCGCAGAGCCATGACCCGCGTTTCCAACATGGTCTTGAATGGCGAGATCACCCCGCAGCAGGCTAACGCCCTGATCTATGCCGGCAATGCCGTGTTAAGCTCCATCCGCGCCGATGAACAGGAGCGGCGCTTGACCGAGCTGGAAAGAAAATTGGATGAACTGGAAGGAGTGGCAGACGATGAGTAACCGCATTGACCGGCTGGAAGCCAGGGTTCAGGCATTGAGTGCTCAGACCGCGCCCGTGGTGCTGCTGATCGAGACCGAAAACGGTTCCCAGCGCATGACGGTGAGCCAGTACAACGCCGCCGGTGGTATGCTGGCTATGCCGATCTGGAAGAACCCGGAAGCCCTGAATCTGATGGCCGCACGGCAGCTGCTTGCAGCCGTGCCCAGCGCGGTTAAATAA